CACTAACCGCCGTTAACAATTGAGTTAACAACGCCTTTTTAACTTTTAAATAACTCATAGTTTACGAACCTCGTTTGCCATCAATTTCAACTGGTCACGAACAAAACCGTTAGGCGCTTGAATACTAAAACCGTTTTTTGTTTTGCCTGTTTTAGATTTCTTACTATAGCCGCCGTATTCTAGCTTTTTTATATAAGGCAAATTATTTGTGAAATATACTCTTTTACCTAATACCCTTTTGGGTATCTTTTTTAATTGAGTAAAAGAAGAAGAGCCGCCTTGAGATTTACCACCCCTAACCTTACTTGAGGGTTCCATGGTAGATAAAAACCAATTGTTTCTAACTCTACCGGTATCAACGGGTGTTCTTCTTATTACAAAAGCCAACCCATTAAAATAAATGCCTGATACCTCATCATTTAATTGATTATAGATATCAACATTAATGGCCTTTTTAACTTTACCAAGACCTTTAAGCGGCATTACTTAACCCTTAATTGAGTTTTGTATAATAGGTTATCTGAGGTGGGAGAAACAGGCGCAACGCTTATCGCTATATATTTCGTAGTGCCTTGCTTGATAGTTGCACCCGTTGGAATAAATACAACGTTATCGGTAATTAATAATCTATCACCGGCTTGAATATTAGCGCCTATTAGGTTTACATCGTAACTAGTGAATATGGCGTTAATTAATTCAACATCAGTTTCAGTTGGAGCAACAGGGTTAATAGGGTCGCTGCTGCCACCCGATTTTGTAACCAAATAAACCTTATCAACAGTAGCAGAACCAACTTTGCCAACGGCCTTGGCTAGTCCTGCTTTTATCTTGGCTTGTATTGCTGCTGAACTCATGTTCTAACTAATTTGGTTGCGTCATTTAAAAGAGGTCTTAACTTCGCATTAACTCTGTCAAGTCTAACCCTAACGCTTGAACCACCTTTGTGATAGCTCTCAGAATATGCGCCGTCAACACTAAAGCTTGCAAGGTTTGATTCTTCTGAGTTAATTAACAAAGTACCAGTATGAGAATAGGCCGCCGCTTCAAATTGTGATTGCTTTAGCTCTTTTGGTATCTTATCAGATGCTAATAAATACCCGTACAATAAAACATTGAAACGCGGAAAAGATAATGATTGTGTAGAGCTTGCGCGAGTACCTTGCATTGATAATTCAGCGCCGTCTAGGTAATCCATAGCACTTAGCAATTCAACCTCACGCTTGGCAGCATTAGCCCCAACCGTCAAACCTTTTAAAGTTGCGTAAGCTGTATATTCTACGTCTGTAACATAAGAGTTAGCATCAACAACTTGCGACCCATCTTCAATAATTAGTGCCATTGGTCAACCTTACTTTTTAGGCTTTTTTTCAGATTTAACTTCTACCAATACACCTGTATCGATTAGAGATTGGGCGACTTCTTTGTCGCATTCAGATACGCCATGCAAATCAAATTCTAAACCGTAAACTTTACAATTAGCGTGACCGCTTTTAAGTGATACTTTCATGTTTGACCCTCGAGTAAATATTATAAAAAGCACTCCGAAGAATGCTTTTTTAATGCTTACTTACTAAGCGCTTAAAGAAGTTAAGCGAGCAAGACCACGGCGGTTAAAGTTAACAAAGTTACTGTAAGATTTAACACGAGTAATCGAGTTATCTTTAGTTTCTGCAACGCCAACCTGGTCAACAGCGATACCAACCGGAGTGCCATCAGGGTAAATAAATGACTGACCAATTTTCATTGAACCATCATCAAAACAACCAGCATAAATAGAGCTAAGGTTGCCGCCACTTGTAGCCGCTCCGTTAGCAGTTTCAGCGCTTGAAAGATAATCGTTTTGAAAGATTGGAATGCCATTGTAAACATCAACATTACGTGTGCGGCCATTACCCATATCAAAGGCAACAGTTTCGGTAACACCACCTAAAGCACGTACTAGTGTACGATATTTACGCAACTGAGCGCCTGTAGCGATAAGGTAATCAACTTCACCATCTTTAGCTTTAACTAAATCAAGTAATTCATCTAACAATTCAAAGCTTAGTGCTTGACCTGCTGAAGCAGTTGTGAATTGTGAAGCATCACACAAAGAAGCATAAGAATGCATTTGTGGTGAAGTACCGGTACCAGTAGCCATACCAGATTGGATTAAACGACCAACTGATTTCGCTTTGCTTGATACTTCGGCCATCATTTGATCAACACCAGCAGAAACTGATTGTGCTTGAACCAAACCATTCATTTCAGCATCACCGATGATAGTGATTGCAGTGTAAGGCGTTTGAATTGAAGTGCTTGCAGCTTTAGCGGTAATAGTTCCACCGATTGCAAGGTTTTGTGCATCACCTAAAGTATCTTCGCGGTTAACTAATATAGCTTGACCGGCATAGCCAGTAAATGGCATAACATTGAAAATAGGGTTAGTTGTGATAATGTCTTCAACGATACCAGTAACGATTTCGTTGTTAATAAATAATTTTGCTTGAGCTAAAGTTTGAGTAGCCATTTTTAGTACCTTAATAAGTTAGTTGAATTCAAGGCAAAAAAAATGCCATGATTTTGTAAAATCACAGCACTGCTGTATTAATTGGGTTAAATTGTTAAAAACTCACTGAGTTAATATAGCCATTATACTATCAGTAAGCCTTTAACACAAACACAGCGTTTATTAGCGACTAAGTAGCTTACTATATGCCTCGCGTTTTGCTGCGCCTCTATCGACTTGTGTCGAGGTATTACCACCGTTACCATTGCCACCGTTAGATTGAATCTTAAAATCTTCGCCCAGTGAATCGACAAATTCCGAGATTGTTAAATTACCATTTGCACCGGCTAAAATATTATCGCCGTCTTTGGCAATAACGCGCCCCTGGTCAACAGAAAAAGTGTTTTTAACTAATAACATTGCGGCGTTTGACAATGACGGCCTAATGCTGTGTTTAGAAAATGCGCTGTTTGCTGCACCCTCAATTTCTGTTTTTGTAATTAAATTGTTATAGTTACCAGTACTATCATTTAATTGTGAGGTCAACGCTTGAATCTTTGCTTCATAATCTGATTTAAGGCTGTTTGTTCTTTCAGATATTAAACCGTCAAAATCTTTTTTATCGATTAGCTCTTTATCTCTAATCTTTCGCTCCTGCTCTTCCATAGCGCGATACTTTACAACGTCAACACCCTTATACAGCTCGGCTTGCTTCATATGCTCAACATTACTTGACCTGAACTCATCGAGTTTTGACTTGTCGGCAGCACCCTCGACCTGTAGCTGATAACCCTCGCCTGACTGGGCGTAAAAGGTTTGTTCAACTTCGTTTAGTGCTGTAAAGTTTTCTGAATCAATTTTAAATTTTAACATTATTAATCACCGATTAAATTTTATCCCACGCGGTAGGATATTTGGTTTTGAGTTGGTCAAGAGTTAATTCTTGGCCTTTGTTGTTAACGAACTTATCCATAGTCAAGCCGCCTTTCCTGAATAAATCTGTTTTGGTTTCCCCTAACACATCTACTTGAAAACTTTTAGATTGCTTCTTTAGCCAATCATTATAATTTAAATCTGCACTTACTGGACCGTCAACACTGGCACGTTTACCGCCAATATCTTTTTTAGTGCCATCAGCGTTTACCTGGTCTTTCAACAATGGGACGGTTGAACTTCGACAATTGTAATGCGCCGGCGGTAATGGTCCTTTACCAACTTTCCAGACTTTACCATCTCGACTTCTACAAATCGGGGAGGTTCTACTGTCTAAAGTTGCTACCCATTCATAGTAAGGGATAAGGTCTATATTATCCTCAAAGAATTTATTTTTTGCAACGCTTGACGTATGATTTAATGCCGTTCGAACCATGCGTTCACCACTTGTGCGTGATATGTTTAAAACGCCGTTCTTAAATCCTTGTGATTTCGTGCCAACAATGCCCCTAACGATTTCTTGAGTTGTTTGGCCCTCATAGAATCCGCTCGATACCGCTTGCTTAACCAATGCCGCTTGGTCCTTACTGAATCCTGTTAAATAGTCTTTCAGTAATCTATTATTAAAAGGTCTAGCGTTAACCGCTCCCATTATCTGACCAGGTGCGGGTATTACTGTCTCGAAGTCGCCCTCAAGTTTTAAAGTACTCGAAGCAAAATCAGCCTCACTTTCTGCAAACAATGGTATCTGTTCATTCAACCCATCAGTAAACATTCCTAATTGCTCTAAAACTAAACCCTCAGTAAACGCCAAAAGCTTAGTTATTCTAGCCTGGGAGGTTACTGTTTGAGTTTTAGTTAATTCAAGACGTAATTCTTTTGCTATCTTGTTTAGATACTTATCTATTTTACTCGCTTGGCCGTTATAATACTGTTCAAGATAATGGGCGTGACGGGTATACTTGTCTATTGAATCAGGCACTGGGGCTTTTCCCTGTAGTGTTCCCAAAATATCGAGCCGCTGAAATTACTCTTTCAGCGACTAAGCCGCATTCGCCGCAAATGATTTGTAACTTATCATCTTTGGCAAGTGCTTCTGTCAAGTGCTTATTCTTGCACTGGAAGTGGCGCATCTTCTTCATCAATACCCCCATTAAAATCATTGCCGGTAGTCTCTATTCTATCAGCCTCATCCTCTGCGCTAATATCTTTTGGCAGTAACTCACCTTTAACCAATAGACTTAAAAATGAATCTAAGCTCATGCCGCCAGATTGGAAAACTTGTAGATATGCA